CATATGGTCGCTCCAATAGGAGCCCTGTGTTATATTCCCGTTGGCGTACGTCAACGTGGAAACGCGCTTTTGCTGTGAATTCCTCCCAGAAAAGCCTCAGCCGCCTCAGAACTATTTCTGAAGTGGCTAAATATCTCGTGTGAGGCTAGGCCTTCACCGAGTTTCCTCGAAACTATGTTCGAGAAGTGGAGGACCACTTTAGTAAGTGGATCCCCCATCAGCACTCCCCTGTACAGGGTGACTTGCCGAATATCGCCGGTTACCTCCCGGCCGATGTGTCTTAATGGCCCGGTGGCCGTAAAGAACACTGTTCGCGGTGTATAACACACCGCGTTCACTATACCTTGAAGTAATGGGGGTATACCACATTTCTTCATCCACCTTCCCGCGATTCTTCGCGCGAAGGCATGTACCATTCGGTCAGTAGCCTCTTGGTAGTCGGTACTGCAGAACCATAGGTCCTGCCAGTATACGGTTCGATCAACGTGATCGTTGAACGAATCTTCAACTCTCCTTCTCCGGTCCTCGGAGAATAGGAGGTCGTACATCTCTTCAGAGGTAAAGTCCTTAAAGAGATTCCATCCGTGGTGGGATTTACCCATTCCGGAGGTTGAGCTTGATATCCCCTTCTTAAGAGGATATGAGCATATTCTGGAAATTGTGTCTAACACAATTTTCAGTGCCGCTCGTCCTTTAGTGACGACGCGGGCTTTACTCGGTTCCCTCACAACTGTGAGGTGAACTGTTTTAAGTTCCTCCACCGTAAGATGGAGGACCTCATCAAGGCAGGCGAAAAACATCGCCGTGCCGATTGACTCGAATCCCTCCTTTGAGGAGGTTTTCAAGATTTTCCCTGTGTCTAAATCCCGTATGGGAATAGGCATGTCTTCATACTTGGCCATAAGGTCAAGCATTGCTTGGGCGGTTCCGCCCTCGGCACGGTTGGATTCCCAACACGCTGCCCCTGTGACTGTGATGCGAGCTTTCGTATCCAGTCCTGTAAATACGTGGTCAGGGATATCCCTCATCACGTCTTCGATCGCATGCACTATGAGTGCAGCTTCGGTCTTTGATATTTCTGGGGGTGGAGAATCCACCGACAGAAGAAACTTCCTCTTGGCCCGTAGGACCACCAGAGGAGGTGGGGTCCCAGATCCTCGCGTCTGGGATAAGGTTCCTGCCAGGTATA